AAGTGGAATTCAGCTCTTACAGATCGTGAAAGTGGTGATAAGTTTGGTGCATGGTTGTTTTGGAATGAAAAACGGAATGATATACAGAAATGGCTAGAAAAGGGTTGCAAACCTGTAGCTCCAAGTTCTTCATCTACTACTATGTTCACTAGTCAGTCTACTATCTCAAATCAGGTAACTTCAGACCAGAGTGCATCTAGTACACGTCTAGACAAAATAGAACAGAAAATTGACTATATAATACAACTATTGGAGTCTATGGGTAAAAGCAAACAGATAAGTGAAGATAAAGATGAGATTATACTAGAACAATATGAAGAAGATACTCTACCAAAAGGTCCAGTTAAGCGTCTTCTTGGAAAAAAGAAATAGAATCTAGTAATAATCTATATATTTTATACAATAATCTGTATAAAATAACTACATATGTTTTCTCATCATTAGTACTTCTTCACGGTACTCCTTGTACCTTTCTTTATAGTCATCTAGTGAAGCCTTTAATGCATTGTTTTCGACGTCTTTTTTCAGAATATCTCTATCCATATCAGATATAATCCTCTTATAGTTTTCTTCTATATCTCTAACCTTTTTACTCATTAACTTTAAGTCTTTACGAAGTTTTATGTTTTCATCTACATCACAACTAGTATACTTATCAGTTAATATCTCCATATCTTCGGAAAGTTTATCATACTTCTCTTGTAACTTGTCATACTCTTCCTCAAGGTTATCATATTCTATTTGTAGGTTGTCATAGTCTCCTATTACTTCTTCTACCTTATCACGCCAACTTTCAGCTTTATGTTTAATACTTTCGTATTTTTCACGACTCACTGCTTTGCTCATTTATAAACTGTTGTATATTCTTTAGATTAATCCTATACGAAACAACTTACTCTACTTACTCTACTTAACACATGTATTTGTTCCCAAATCACTAGACTGAGTAATGTTGTAACCATTAATAAATAATGCCTCATAAATATCCTCAGGCATTAAAGTCTTAGTGTTATGCTCAGAATTTACTACAAGAGCGACATTAATAACATCAGAAAGCTTGTTCTCAACTAGATTTCTAATAGAGTTGTAACAGTCATCTGATAGACTCTTTACTCCAGCCCTACGAGCTAGACGTGTAATTGACGGCTTTGTTATGTGTTCCATTTTATAGTATTGTATAGTTCGCTTTAAATCACTAAAGTGATTCTATACCATTCAACGATTTTATGATTTAAAAGATTATAATAAAAGAAGAAACAAGATGGATGCACCAACACTCAAAACTTCTCTAAAAAAGAAGAAAACCCGTTTCTTTGAAACATACATAACCAAACTTCTTAAACAGGTTTCTGATACTAATGGTATAACTTCAAATGCAAAACAGCAACTAAACAGTTGTCTATGTTTGATAGCCAAACTAGTATCATCTAAAGTTATTTATCTAACAGAGATTGCTAAGAAGAAGACAATTTCTGAGAAGGAAGTTAAGAACGCTCTAAGAATTGTTTTAAGTGGAGAACTATCTAAGAATGCTATTATACACGGTCAGAAAGCTATAGATAAGTTTTCTACTGATGCTAATGATGCCAGTAGTAAAGGAAACTCTAGACAGGATAAGGCTGGAATTCTTTTCCCACCTTCTATCCTAGAAAAGTTCTTACGTAACTTTAGCTACTCTAAGATCATGGTTACTAGTAGTGCTCCTGTATGCCTAGCAGCAGCTATTGAATATTTGACGCTAGAGATTATTGAGAATGCTTCTTCATATGCTAAGGATAATAAGAGAGTCCGTGTTACTATTCGTGACCTTGAAATAGGTGTTCGTAGTGATAAGGAACTAAATGATTTCTTCACAAAGCATAATATCAGCTTTCTTGGAGGTGGAGTTGTACCTTTTATCCACTCTTCTCTTCTATCAAAGAAGAATAGAAAGAAGCGTGTTAAGAAGGATAATGACATCGAAAGTGATGATAAAAAGAAGCATCGATTTAGGCCTGGAACTGTTTCTATTCGTGAAATCCGTAGGTATCAGAAGATGTCAAACTGCCTTACGTTTGCTAAGTTTCCCTTTGAAAAGCTAGTTAGGGATGTAGTAGCTAAGCAGTATGCTGCACTTAACAATCAAGATGGACAGACGTCTTCTACTAAGATAAGTAAGGATGTATTTGTAATTCTTCAGTATTTTGTTGAACAGTATATCGTGTCTACTATCAGAGATGCTAACTTTGCTGCTATTCACGCTGGTCGTGTAAAGCTAATGCCTATCGATATTGAGTTTGTTCAAGCAATTTCTAATAAGTGTGTACAGCAACTATATCAAAATAACTCTACTAATGAGACATTTGAAGTAGAAGGTTGCGAAGATGAAGAGGACGGTGATACCGAGGTAAACGATGGAGAGGATGAAGACGATGGAGAGGATGAAGAGGATGGACAGGATGATGACGAGGAGGAGGGAGAGGAGGATGGAGAGCAGTAATTTATTATAACATTATCACTACTAAAATTTATCAAACAAAACAAAAATGTCTTGTTTGAATTATAAAATGCCTTTTGTTAATCAACAACAGCGTGCCATATGCTATATACAGAAAAAGAAAGCTGAAGAAGCTGGACGTAAACCAACTTGGAACTGTGAACAATGGGAAAAAGAAACCAAAGGTTCATTAGGTCGTTTATATAAGTGTGGAGCAGTATGCAAAGATGGTCATAGATGTACAAGAATGTCTACACAAAAAGGTAGATGCTGGCAACATAAGTAAAATTTTATAATTTATCTGTTTTCTTTATAGATTCTACACTATCTCTTATAGTTTGTACTTTAAGAATAAGATTTTCTATTCTAGCTGTAGTTTGAATACAACTAGAATATGTTTCCTTAAGATTCTGTAAACCTATTATAGAAGTATCTAGGCTTGATTGCATAATATTTCTATACTGAGGATTAAGCATATAAGAAGCACACTTGATAATAACTCGATCTATCTTTTTAATACTTTCGTCTCTATTATCACCCCTCATCCATCGTCTAATGTTGTTTGGTATATAAGTGTTTTGTTTGTCTACGTTTAGTATAGATCCAGATGTTAAGAGCTTCTCGTTAACGAGAAGAGATGAGATTACTTTGAGATTTACTATAATCTCATCAAACTCAATGTCAGTTAGATGGTTTTTATCCATTTTATTATAAAAATTGTTTCTTTATAATAAAATGTCTACAGCTAAGGAGATTTTAGTACCATTTATGCTCGGAGGAGTAATTATATCATCTGTTAAGTTTATAGCAACCCATCTTGACAATCCTGCTCTTGCAGCTATAGTCGGTGGTATACCCACAGGATTGATTTCTATTTATTTCTTGTCAGCCGATAAAACACTTGATTATGCTCATAACTATTTCTATGTTACCCTAATACTAGCAACATCTATACTAACTTTTTATTTACTACAAACTTATACAAAACTATCTAAGAATATTATACTATTGATAGCTATAGCTACATGGATGACACTAGTTGGTACTAGATATGTACTTGTTAACAAGTATCAGAAAAAAATCGAGTAAAAAATGTATATGCTATAGATAAATGCTATCTTTAATACACAAAGTACAAGAAAACTGGAAAGAGTATGGTTTTGAGATAATTCTAGCTTTATGTATAACTTTTATCATCATATATGGATTATATCGAAAAATAACAGGTAAAAAAGGAACATGGTCATCAACATCATACTATGTTCCTCTTTATAGTACTAAGAACTATGCAAAACAGAATTCTCAAAATATAACACAACTACAACCTAAAACTCAACCACGTGACAGTAAAGGTGAGACTGAATGTAGAAGAGTCTTGCAGCAATTGTTTAGTAAGTATAATAGCCAATTTAATAAAGCTAGACCAGATTTTCTAAGAAATCCAGTTACAGGTGGGAACTTTAATCTAGAACTAGATTGTTTTGAACCTCAACTAAGACTTGCTGTAGAATATAATGGAGTTCAACACTACAAGTATGTACCACACTTTCATAACAATAAAGAAGCTTTTCTCAATCAAAAGTATAGAGATCAAATGAAGAGACAGTTATGTAAAGAACAGGGAATAAACTTGATAGAAGTTCCATATACAGTAAAAGTAGAAGATATAAGAAATTTCCTAGAGAAAGAGGTTATACTGCTTGGATATCAAATATACTAGTCGTAGATATTCATCGGTTTAAAAACATATGTAATACACTTTAAAAATGAGTAAAACTGAAGAAACTAAAGATAGTTCTACACAGAATAATGAAACAGATCAACCTAGTCATATAATGGTAGGTAAGTATGCCGCTCTTATGGAAACAAATGGAAAAGAGTGTGAAAGTTGGTACTACTTTATTCGTGTTGAAGGTAATGAGGATGCCCTCAAACATCTACAAGATCAACTTACTAAGGTTGAATGGTATATTGTAGAAGATCTTAGCACATTTGATCTAGATTTAGATCACTATGTAGATGCTAAAACAGCCAAGGAGATGACAAAAGTGGAGCTCAACTCGTGCTCTTTCCATAGGAAGTTTGATGGCAAGTTGGAGATGATTGACTTTAATTTTAAGAAGAAGGATTTGCGTGATAATGAACGAATGATATGTAAGGTGTTCGATCTACTTGGTTATGGTCAAATAGAAGATTATATAAGTGATGAAGATCTTGATGATGAAGACTTAGTTTCTGATAACTCAAGTGATGATGAATCAAGTGACGATGATTCAAGTGACGATGAATCTTCTAGTGATGACTCTTCTAGTGACGATGACTCTTCTAGTGCTTCTAGCGTAGAAGATACTAACACAAAGAAAGTTATAAAAGACTTACCACCTCTTCTAAGCGATAATAAGAAGAATAAGAAGAAAAAGTAAAATAGTGTGTATTCTATTATAAATAACTGTAATAGAATCTAAAATATTTTCTAACCATATAATAAATGTTAAAAGCCAAACATGTAGCGATTATAGTATTTGTTACTTTAGTTATAGTAACTACAATACTAACTATTAAATATAAGGATAGTATAGACAAGTATACGGAAAAATACAAAGATGAAACTGATCGAGTTAAAGACTTTCTATTAAAGTACTATGACTTAAGCTTAGCAGATGCCGAAAAACTTCTTCCAAGAATTAAGAAGGGAGAATATCCATCATACTTTAGTATTAAACAGAAAGATACTCCAACAGTTATGACAAATAGTTCTGGTAAAAAGTATATTGTTCCACCTCTTACTGCTCAACTAATGAGAGATCCAAGAGATAAGATACAAAAAGCATCTAAAACTATTCTACCAACAAAGTTTAATAGCAAGGAAACATATAAACCAAATATTCCTACTCCAAAACTACCAAAACCAAAGTTCATAATAGATACAAATATGTTTATACAAGAAAGACTACAAAGATCAAGAACTAGAGACTCAATTACTAGCCCATCACGAAGAACTGTATATGTTGTAGATGATGAAGAACCAGATGCATGGTCTGAAGGGGCTAGAGGTATTCTATTGGATTCTAATAATAAACGGTTATACATGTGTAACAAAGGATCTATGAATAGATTTAATGTAGGTAATAATCTAAGTTTTAATATATCAAGTATAGAGAATCCACTTTCTAGATCTACACCACAATGTCGTTATGAAAATGCTTACGGTTATGGGCAACCAACAAAAATCAAGTTAGAATTTGGAACAATCAATGGTCTTAATAACTTTATAGTATCACCAGTATTATGTAACAACGGAAGAGGAAAACTTGAGTTTTTCAGTACAAATACTGATAGATTAAACTTGATAAAAACACTAGACTTGCCAAATGGAGTAAATCCAAAGTGGATAGCTCATGATAAAGTTACAAACTTCACATTGATACCATCTTCTGATGATCTTTCAAGTATAGGACTATATAGTATTTATCCATCAGCGACAGGTATAGATCTAATAATACAAAAAGTTATGGATCTACAAATAGTTGGTAATAATAGAGAACCAATTACATTAGAAGATGTGACAGCTGGATGTTTCTCTGAAGATGGAGTATTATACTTACTATCAAACTCAGATAATAATAATGGTTTTATGACAGTATACTGGACTAATGATAATAAACTATTAGTAAAAAATGCTTATACAGACTTTGCAGATGATCAGCTTGTAGGAATCACTGTATCTAATAAGGATATCCTAGTATTAGTTAGAAATAATGATTTTGGAGATGATAATATAAGTATAATTAGAATAATAGAAGAACTACCATTATACTTTTCTTGGAACAATCCTATTGAAGTATCATTTCATAAAAACATGAACTTTAGACTGTCAGATGTTCTAATGCAAGAATCATGTGGTTCGTGTTGGGCTTTTGCAACAACAAGTATGCTAGCCGATAGATATGGAATACTAAACTCTTTACCAAAAGCTCAAAACTTATCAGCTACACGTGTTATAAGTTGTTCTGACTTTGAATACCATTGCGATGGGGGTGCAACAAACTGGTCTAGAAATTATTTACTAGAACATGGTACTGTTCTTGATAGTTGTTGGGACTATAAATGGTGCTCAACAAGCGTAGTATGTGGTGTTAATTCATATACAGCTCAGTTCGAAACAGACTTTACAGATGATCTTATTCAAAGTATAGTACCTTCTTGTGTAAGTTATAAAAATAAATGCATATCATGTGATAATTCTACAGGTAGAAGAATATGCAGTGAAGTAATTGATCCTACAACAAATAGACCGATGATACCAAAAACTTATAAAGGTTTAGCACAAAGTCACATATGGTTTGATAGTATAGAAGATATCAAAAATGACATTTTTCTCAATGGACCAGTCACTACATCAATAATTATATATAAGGACTTTTTATACAACTTTGATAACTTTAGACTTACAGGAGGTGTTTATATTCATAGTGATAGAAATTACTATAGAATGGATGACTATGATGAAGAACAAGGAGCTCACGTAATGACTATAGTTGGGTGGGGTGTAATCAGAAATAAACCAGATCCTATAAATCGTGGGAGAGTATATGATATGCCATACTGGATAGTCAAAAATAGTTGGAGTATAGGCTGGGCAGACTTTGGCTACTGTAAAATAGCAATGTCAGATAATGATAGAGATATTAATGTTGATTTAAGAATAGATACACCAGCTACATATGGTCTAGGATGGTTAGGTGTAAGTGTTGGTGGAGCTGCAAGCATTTTACCAGATCCAGGATGCCCATGTGATGTTATCTGAATAGTATGTACTATTTTTATTTGTATTCAAATAAAAATTTATGGCTGAGCTCCACAAGTTGTAGGAAATGCTGATCGATCATATTCAAAACTCGTAGCAGAAGTATCAATATTTATACCCCATCTTCTAGCTATTCTTGCGTCTCGTATCCAATGACGATCAGCAAAGTTTCTAGCTTCAACTTCCATTGGATTAAAAGTATAAGTATCACCACCATGTTCTAACATTGGATATAACACACTTTCTCCATATACACATCCAAACTGATAGAAGCTTTCTCCAAGTTGTACAAACTGTCTAGTATGAGCTAACTCATGCATTATTACTTTTAATATTCTTCCTCTGATTGTACCATCATTCTGTACAAGACGATCTCGCAAGTATATAGTATATCCAAAACACATTCCATTCACTGTATGTCTTTCACCTTCACTATACTTAAAATAATTAGCAGATAAACACTGATTATCATATATTACAACTCTATCTAAATCAATATCAAGATGAATATTACGAGATATTAGATAATTCTTGTATCCTCTAAGAGCTGGGTCATTTAATGTGATTGGAGTATCTCTAGTAATGAATAAGTTATTTAGTGCTCGTTGAGAGTTATAGATAACGACTCCACCACCACATGAAAATGTATCTGCTATATCTCTAAGAGAGCCAGTATCTGTTGGCGTTCCAAACGGACCTCTACGTCTAACTATAGCTCCAGTAGGTATTAATTCGTGTAAAGTAACGTTATCTTGTGTAAAATAGTCTTCATTGATCTCAATAACGACTA